ATATCTTTCTGTGCAGAAGCCTCAATCTGCATCAATTGTGCCTGAGCCGTCTTAAGTTGCATCTCCATCTGCATCATTTGTTGCTGTTGTGCTTGCGGATCTGGCTGCGACATTTGCTTGAGTTGAGCAAGCATTTCTTCGCGGTTAGAAAGACCAGAATTCTCAATGACAGCGGACATGATAAGCGGTGCAATGGCGCTATCAGGGCCAAGTGTTTTGAGCAGATTGATAAACTGCAACTGTTCATACTCACGAGCAACAATACCGAGATTGCTTGTCGGAACAAACTTGTAGTCTTTAACCGGATACCGCTCAGGATCAAACTGCATGAATCGCCATGCAGCCTTAGTGACAAAAGGAATCAAGAACTGCTCTTGGAAGTTAACCAAGGTGCGCTTGTTCTTCTTGATAATGGCTGACAACTGAGGATTAAGTCCTTGTCCATCAGCAGTAACCGCAGGAATAGCAGAACTATCAATTGTCCCTGTAGCCATCAGCATCATCCGCATGAATTCATTAGCGGTTTGCAGGTTACCGGGATCAGTTACACCAAACTTGAAGGCACTAAGAATCTCGTTAGGATTACCATTGGTAAGAATGGTCTTTCCAGGCTTAACTTCAAAGCGTACACCACGAGGAATGCGTGTAGCATCCATTCCCATCATCGGTGCAGTTGTCAAAGCAAGGCTATCGAGGTGTGCGCGAATCTGTGCATCAATAGCCTTCTGCATATTGAAGCCTTTTTCAGCGATTCCACGTCCCCAAAAGCGATTAGGCATGGTATCGTGCTGATAAGCCACAATTGGACGATCCTGCATCATGTAAGGCGACATTTCAGCCTTCAAAACGTGCTCATCGTTGGCAATAACGATGATTGCCTCTACAAGATCGGTATAATCAGCGGCTTCAGTACCAAATTCTTCTGTTTTGTCGGCAAAAAGACTGACAATTGACTCATCATCGTCTGCTTCAAGCAGAAAACGAGGAAAAAGACCATAGTAGCGAAGTAGTTTTACCTTATCTTGCTGGTAATCAATGGCTTCTTGCGTAGGTTCGAGGTCAGTTTCTACAGCAGTTGACGCAATATTGTAAACTTTGCGGTAAATTCCGCTCTCCATACCTTGAACAACGCTATGGAGGGACACAAATTCCTCAACAGCGCATCCAAGAGCATCTTCTACAGACGATGCAGTAGGATCAATTAGGAAATTCTTGGGATTTACTGGCTTTAGGTGGACAACAAATGCTTGTTTTTCTTCAACACCAATTGCTTGTAGACCAAGTTCAGCAATAGGACGAGATGCAGGATACTTTTCACCTTTCTCCATGATGTCTACTTCACCAATTCCAGTGCCATAGACAGCACCTAGAAGCACAACATCAGAAACAGCCTTCCTTACTTTACACTTCTTAAAGTCCTCAGTCATCAACTTCTTGACTGCTTCAATGTCTGTCTTGTCTTGATCCTTAAGATCATCATCAATATCAAAGAACTTTTCACCACGACCAAAGATTGCTTCTTCAATCTCGGAGACAGAAGTTTCAATGGCCTGTTGGAGCGCAGGTGTTACAATCTTTGATCTTTCAGAATCCCTGGTCTTGTCATCAGCATACCAAATACCACGCCAAAGACGCTCATACTCTTTCCAGAGTTCAAGGTAATTCTCGTCACGGTGATCCCGCCATTGGTTACAACGAGTAGTCACCCACTCTGCAATGGCTGAATCTTTGCTATTCATCAGGTATTCTTGGTTATCTTCCATGCGTCCTCAATAGCCACTTACGGCATCAATTGGGTTCCAATCATCCATCTCATAGTCAGACACATATTCGGCAATAGCAATCTGATCTATGTAACTTAAAGCATCAATCAAGTCATCATGAACCTGAGTGTTAGGAAAGTTAAGCAGTTGATCCGAGAGTTCAGAGTTCCAATCCGCTTTATTAAAAGTAATCTTTCCGTGTTCCATCCGTCCCTGCAAGGCCCAAGTAATCCTGTCATTTTTAGCCTTGTTACCGTGGGTTACATCTTCTACTCGGAAGTAGCGGTTATTCTTCCTCATCAGATCGCCTAAATAAGGCAATACGGCGTTTTTAAGCGCTCCCCGCTCTATCCCTACACAAACAGGCTCAAAGTCCCTGACGGCGTTAAAAATGCGGTTAGCGGTCTCTTTGATATCCCACCTACCGTAGTCAATCTTTTTGACGAACCATCCCTCGTGAGTTACCTTAACAATGGCAATAGCGGTTTGGTCAAGTCTTTTCTTCTTGGCAGTCATTGCCGATGCTACATTCTCAAAACCAGCAAGGTCAACTGCTATAAAGTATCTGCCATCCTTTGGTTCTTCATCAGTGAACTTAATCCACTCTGGCTTGAAGATGTTACCGCCACCAGCCTCAAAGGAAGCCATGAATTCCTGCCTAAAGGCAAAGGATGACATCGACTTCTTTGCTGCTTCAATTTCCTTTGGGTCTAACAGTTCATTGTCAAACGATGTGAAGTGCCATGCTTGGTATTCATCATCTTCACCATTCTCAGCATACTTGAACAAATCATAGAAGTGATTACGGCCAAAAGGAGTGCCAATAAACAAAGCAGTGCCTTTTTGGTCGGCAAGCGCAGGACGAATGATCTGTTCCCACACTTCCGGCTTCATGGAGCCATACTCATCCAAGACAACAAACTTCAGAGACACACCACGCATAGTCTCTGGACGATCACTACCTTTAAGACTAATGGTAGAACCATTAATCAATGTAATCTGTAGGTTGTTAATGTGACTGCTTTGAATGACAGGAGCAGCCAACTCTAACAACACTTGCCACAACACATCCCTAGCCTGTCCCTGAGTGTTCGCAATGTAGAACACATGGCCTTTATTAGTTTGCAAGGCGTTGACAATAAGCATCCATGCAGCCAGCCTAGACTTACCAGTACGCCTACCAGCAGCAACTACCTTGAATCGTGCTGGTGAATTCCATACTTCTTGTTGCCATTTAAGAAGTTTTACTTTCTACATCTTGAAAGTCTATGTCCATTACATTGTCCTCTACAACAGGTTGTGCGCTTAACCCAGTGATATTAATTGTTACAGCACTACGACCACCAGCAGCATCTTTCTCAAACATTGACACAGGAAGCACTCTGTCCATACACATTTTCAAAGCAGCGGCTTGAACTGGATGACCATCAGTCAAAGCAATCTCTACCACCTTGTTGATGACTTTATCACCAGTGGTAGCAAGCAACCTTGCTTTAAGTTCCTGTAGCCTAGCAGCCTCTCCAGGAGGTCTACCAACCACAGCACGCTTCTTCTTAGCCTCTATGTCACTTTTCTTTGGTCTTCCTTTCTTTGCCACCGGGATAACATTAGGGGACAAAGAAGAAGAAGATTGAGACAAAGAATTATCAATGATTGTAGACAATGAATATCCCTTAGTAATGGCTTTATAGTGCTTATATTATGATTTACATATTGTTCACTATTGCTTCATTACTGCCTTAGTGAACAGATTGTAGATAACTAGTGATTAAAACTTAGTGTTTAAAATTTTAAGAATTATCGTTTTACACTAAGTGAACTAAAAGATTGTCCTAAACATTATTGTCTATACTATGTTGCTTTCATCTTTTTCTTTAGTGTATATATTGTAGCATATTTTTTAACTTTTGTCAAGTATTATTTTTACTTTCTTTGCAATTAGTGTCTATTTTCATTGTCTAGACCTGCCTTTTCTGCTATAGCGCTTCCCTGATCTGTCCCTAATTTATCTTGTTGATTTTTTTAATAAAAACAGTTAGCAACAATTGACAGAAATTAGCGACATTTAGCCTATTTTGCTCTTTGGTGGTCTATTTTACTCTTTTTTGTACTGGTGTTGCTACATCAAATTTCTAACAACAACGCAACCCCCTCCCCCGGTTAGTTAGCGCTCACTTACTGCCTGGGTTGTCCATGATAGTCAGCACTGACTAACCTGATAAGTGTTGTATTTATGCAACAGTTAACATAATCCAAGTTATCCACAGGATTGGCTAAGTTATCCACAGAGTTATCCACAGGCACTCTTATGGTGCAGTGTTGCACCGATGTAGTGCATGGGATGGTGATGCATCCTC